GTCAAGGCGGCATTCTTCGATAATGTCTGTCAGCTCGGCATCAACATCTGTTGAGGTGTTACGCCGCACCGCTCGCCGAATTTTGGTGAGGTAAGCAGTAGCTACCGCCATTTAAACACCCCCTTAAACAAACAACAGCAACTTCATAGTTTTTTCGCCGTCCAAAGTTCCGTTAGGGTCATAAGTATTTTTCTCTACTTCGTCAGCATCAACCGCAAACGCCCCATAAGTTGTTTGAATTGCATCGTTGAACATTTCTAACGCAAACGGTTTAGCGGACAATATAAAAGGAAGTCCGATTCTGTCATCCCAACCAGCGTCCCAAGTTATCGAACCGTCGTCAATGGGGAAGGTTACTTTGGTAACTTCCTTGTAAGCACAAGCGGACGAAACTGCATTGGTTGTACTAGTGGCAACCGATTCAGAAATAACCTTGTCCGCAATCGAAACACCCTCAACTAATATGTTCCCTGCATCAGCAGAAGCAGAAGGCGTAAAGGTTAGCCCCCTAGGGACAACAGGTTGTGCAAGAAAGGTTGTTGCAACCTTTACCTCGGTTGTGCTGGTTTCTTGGTTGTTTAATAGTCCATCAGCGTCTAAAGCCTCCATTTCGGCGGCGGTATACGACAACAGAACAGGCTTTAACTCCTCGAACTGCTCGCCGTAAACATCGCTGTTAATAAGTCCTGCGAATTTACCCATCAATATCAATCCTTTCTAAGTTAAGCTGCAATATCAGAAGCTATTTTTACGATGCAGCCAGCAGCAGCGGGCTCACAGTCAAAAACGCCCCAGCCAAGGATATCCCAGGCGTTGTATTGGAGATTGCGTTGTTTTTCAACTTTAATTTCAGAGGATAAGTTACCAACCATACCCCGTTTAAAATCGCCAAAGAAAATATCATGCAGGGTGACTTTATCAGAGAATATAACTTCATAGCCCCGCAAATAGAATTTGTTGCCATCTTTGGTGATGATAGGCCAGTTGTTGGTATCAGTTAAGCCAGAAACATTCTGGAAGAAAGTCTTTTTGCTCATTAGGAATTTGCTGTTGCTATCATAAGCAGCAGGAATAAGGCTAATAGCCTTGTCAATATCAACCAAAGCAAGGGTAGTGTTGGTGTCACCAGTCCAGTCAATGGCAGTACCGTCAGACACATCCCAGCCCACATAGCTTTCAATACCCTTAGGTGCAGAGTTGCCGTCACCGTTAACAATCATATCTTCAATCTTGTAAGCAACGCCTTCGGAAAGCTTGCGAACAAGCCAATCCTCAAAAGCGGGAACAGCCATAGCTGCTAAATCAGCCCCAACTTGAATAAATGCGTTAATGTTGTAACCACCAAGAGCCACCTGGCGAAGGGTAGCGGTTGCAACAGTTACAGAACCGCCAGCAGCTTCTTGAGTGCCAGCAGGTGCGGCAGTTTCAACGGCAATATTTAAGTTGCCAGGAATGCGGAAAAGCTCAATCTCGTTGAGCAAGGGAACCATATCTACCATCCTGTCAATAATTTTATTAGTGGTGGATTCAGGCATGGCGGCAGTAGCGGTTAAAGCCCTTTTTTCAATTTCATTAAGTTCTTTGCCTTGCAGGTTTTTTAACCAGGCATCGCGATATTCGGGAGAGGTGTGGTCAATAATATTTTCCATTTGTTTTACGTCCTTTCGTTCTTCAATTTTTTGTCCAACAATTTTTCCAGCAGCCAAATCAAGTGCCGTTTGTTTCCGTTGCTCCAAATTAAAAAGCTCCGCTTGACGTTCCAAGAGAGCCTTTTTACTTTCGGTTGCAGCTTCAACATCTTCAACTTTTGTCATGCCTCGAACTTCTTCGTCTAGTTCGGCAAGTCTTTGGTTGACTTGCTCTAAATTCATCTCGTCAAGATTCATGTTTTAGACCTCCATATGTGTATTTTGCTTTTGCCAATCCAAGTGCCGTCCTAGCCTCCGCCAGTTCCTTCTCAGCCTCCGCTTCAAAGAATGACCTTGCCTGAATTGACGTTGTATCATAAGCAGGAATATCAACCGCCGCTACATCGTAGAGGCGTTTAATCCCTGTTATGCGTCTGGTGTGAGTTAATTTGTCATACTCCTCATTGGAAACAGTAAAGGCGAAGCTCATCTTGTCGATGTACCCCGCCTTGATTTCCTCATATAGATTTCTTGCTTCCTGCGTACCGCTTAGGTCTGCTGATACCCTTAGCCCCACATCGTCAACCACAAGCGATAAAGTTCCGTTTTTCGTCCTTGCAACGGGTTTCCCGCCGTGATTGTAGTTCATTACTACATCTTGCATTTGCGTACTGCCGAAAGCGTTGCGGTCAATTACTTCCTTGTATTGGATGCCATCGTATTCATACATGACCGTTTCGCTATTAAACACAGCAGCATACCCCTCAACCTTGCTTTCGGTTTCGGAAATTCGCACCTCAAACGGCCTGTAAACCCTATCCTTAGTTATCATCCTTATTGTCCTCCGTTTCTTTCTTTGGATTCTGCCAGCTTTGTGGCTCATTACCCCAGGGAACAGGTGACATATTCATAACTTCTCGCCACTCGTTAGGAGTCATAGCCATTCGGTCAACCATCTGCACAAGAGCAAGTTTGTTTGCCGTACTCATGTATTGCATACGGTTAGACTCAAATATAATTTCGTTTTCAAAACCTCTTTCACGATTTGAAAAAATTTTATTTGTCAACTCTAAACCCAGAGCAATTAAAACAGGCTCAATTTTCGATTCATAAAAAGCTTCCCAGTTATCACCAGAGAGCCTAGACAAAACCGCATCTTCGTTTACGCCAAAATAACGGTAAATATTGTTTCGCAGTTCCTCCACGTTCTTATAATTAGCTATAACAGGCTCTGTTTTAATTGGCACAAATTCTTGGTAAGCGTCAAGAGCAGCCACACCGCTTGTATTTGTCAATGTCATATAATCTTTTACAAAAACATCTCGAGAAGCTTTAATATCTTCGGGTTTTAACGCTGCTTTGGTGCTTTTTAAAATGCCACGCATATTCGCAGTTGCTTTTATTGCATTTGCCATGCCTTCGTTGGTGGTATTCAATAAGTCAAGGCTTGTCAAAATTGCCGTATTGCTATCGCCCCAAACATCAGAAGTGTTATAATCTTTTCTTAAAACAGCTAAATCTTCCCAAGAGTGCGTCATTATTGTTCCGTTTGAAAAATGAAATTTAATATATAACCCACCCGCAACTTCCACAGCCTCAAGCTGTGCTGTCGGCATGGGATATAAACCAACACATTTTCCAAAGTCGTCACGCATGATATAAATAAAAACGACATTATTAATTTCTAACAATGTCCGCACTTTATAAAGAAAGTCTTTGCCGTTCATATACAAATTCGGCCTGTATTGTATCATCCTTTGAAGCTTCTTATCGCCTTGCACACCATCTCTTAGCACTTTAACATTTGCCTTGCTTGTGTGTTCGGCTAGTGTTCTGATGCAAGCCCTCACTACTTCATTAGCATACACATCAGTTCCAAAAGATGAAAAACTGGCTGTATATGTGCCAATTTCACGCCACGCAGAGGTGACATAGTTTTTTACACCACCAAAAATTGATTTTATTGCGTTCCTAAAATCCAAAATTTATCACCCCTTATCTTAAAAAGCGAGTATATTCATCTTCATGGTTACAATAACTAACAAAAGCATTAAGCAAAGAAACAAGTCCGTCTATCCTTTTTGTTGCTCCTGTCTTTACAGGTTGAATTGAGTTAACGCCATCTTTATTTGTTGTTTTGAGTCCTGTGTTTAAAACACACCAGCGTAGCATTGGATTATTGTTGCTGATTATTTTATGTTCCTCAAATAATCCGCCAAGCCGCTTCATGGGATAACTCCAAGTGAATGGCCCTTGTGCGATTTTCTCCATTTCGTAACCGTTGCTTGTCATTTCTTCCTGCCAATAACCTGCCAGAGCTCTGTCATACGCCACCCAAAGAGGATTAATTTTGTGTTTATCCTGCATCTCATTAAACCATTCTGTAACGGCGTGATAGTCAACCGTTGCACCGTCACAAATATGCAACCAGCCTTGCTCTGCCCATAACCGATATGGAGCTTCTCGCTTTGAATTATTTTCCACATCGTCAACCCTGCTTTGCGGGAGAAAGTATTTTTGTAAAACGTAAAAGTTTTCATCGTTTGGTTTTCGGATTAACAAGGTTGCACAAGTCATATCGACTGTGCTTGATAAGTCACAGCCGCCGATTGCATAAGTGTCATAAACCGTGTCCATATCGAACATGGTTTCGTTTACCGCTGCCTCATAAGTCAACCATGCAGCATTACTGTTTTGGGGTAGGCAAAAATCTTTTATTAATAATGTCGGTAAAAACGCTGGGTCACGCTTTGCTTTTTCTACATTGTCAGCCAGCATTGTATAAGATTTGATTTTCCCCAGTCCTGGATTAGCCTTCGCCCAACACTCTGGCCTTGTCCATTCTTCTCTGCTGTCTAATTCGTAAACCAACGGCAATAGCCTATAATCCTCAAAACCACGCTCCCATAAAGCAACCTTTGAACAGTAATCATATTTATCATCGAAAAACATTTCCCTAACATATCCATTAGTAGAAATTAACCATGCTAAAGGTTGTTCTCTCGCCGCCTGTGATTGAATCATTACGTCATAGACCTTTGAATCTCTTGCTTCGTGAAATTCATCAAGCGAAAAGAAATGAGCATTTAGACCATCCATTGTTTTCGTGTCTGCCGCTAAAGCTTGCAGCTTTGAAAATGTCACAGGAAAATAAATGTCAGATTGCCGCTTTTTGGTAACAGACCGCAAGGCTGGTGATTGTGCCCTCATGTTCACAGCTTCGTTGAATATTAATTTACTCTGGTCTAATTTATTTGCCGTGCAGTATATTTCTGCTCCACTTTCCCCATCAGCAGTTAAACAAAACCACTCAACCGCTGCCGTCTCGCTTGATTTGCCGCATTTTCTCCCCCTTATGTCAACAACTTCTCTAAATCGCCGTTTGCCTGTGTCTTTTTCGAGCCAGCCAAAAACAAGTTGTAGTTTAGCCTTTTGAAACAACTCTAACTTAAAAGGTTGACGCCCCCATTTGCCTTTTGAGTGTTTACAAAAAGTTTCAACGAAGTCAATCGGCCTTTGCCCTACTTCTTCGTCAAAATAAAAAGGGGAGTCTGCTGAATTATCCATCCAAGCAACTTCTCTTTGATATACAGTCTTGACTTTTAAAGAAACAACCTCATCACCGTTTTCGATAGCCTTTAAATATTCTTTAGGCCAGTTCATTTTTTGCCACCAGCCACAAAGGTCATTAATTCCTCGGCTGAATTGTTTGTTTCGTTGGCAGGGAGGCGGTCACAAAGAATTTTAATAATGCTTTGATAGTTTTTATCTCTAGCATTAAAAATCCTTGCTACTGGCCGCTCACGTTCGTATGGTGCAAGGTCTTTACTTTGGCTGAATTGTTCAACATCACCATTAGCACAAATATCTTCCCACATATCATCAAGTGATATTCTTAACCTGGCGGCCTGGTGAATTAAACCATCAACCACCGCCAAATCGTTTTTTGGTAAATCTTTATATAATTTTTTAAGTCTTGCTATTTCTTTTAAAACTCTTGCATCTTTGGTTAAATCTGCCATTTTATCACCTCTTTAAGTAGGGGGTCACGTGTGAGCCAGTCAGTATTAGAGATGATTGCGCTCGGTTCTTTGACACCCAACTTTAAATCTTTTTTAAGGGGGGGCTCTCTTTTTTATTATCTCTTTACTACTTGACCATCATCATCAAAATAAAATCCCTCTTGTATATCTCCTGTATATCCTTTAGTAATCTTTGTATGGCAATCATGACATAAGCTTATAAGATTGTTAGGGTTTAATGCTATATTTACATCACTTATATTCTCTGGTGTTAGCTCTATAATGTGGTGTACTTCTTCTGCTCTTGCGTAACAATAAGCACAAGTATATAAGTCACGCCTTAATACTTCCTTCCTTACTGTTCGCCAGGCTTTGCTTTTATAAAAGCTTTGTGCATACTCTTTTGCCATGTTATCCCCTCAATGAAATAAGTCCACCCTATACGCCCGCACTTGTCGCAAGGTTCTTTTGTTTTAACCGTATAATCTCGCTTTGGATTATATCCTGCTTCTTTGTAGTCGTTAGCACACCGCCAACATAATACCCTTTGCTCTGTCATTGAATTATCCTCACAAAACAGCTCTCACACATAACTCCAATAATACCCCCGTGATTTATGACCGCGTTTGACACTATTTCTTATTGCGTCCTTATTTCCCCCAACAGCCTCAGCAGCAGCCAACAATCCGTGCCATACCGCAATCACGCAATTATTTTCGTCTTTCTGTGCAACGTGCTTTCTGTTTTTACAGGCTATTTCATCATAGTTATGATTATGCGCTGCACGCTCTAAGCCCGTTCCGTAGTGTCTGTTGTACATATTTGTACACCATTCGAGGTTGTCAATGTTGTTGTTGTTTTTGTTTTCGTCTTTATGGTTTACTTGTGGCAAGTTATTCGGGTTCTTTATGAACGCTTCAGCAACAACCCTATGCAATAATTTATACTCTTGCTTTCCGTCTTTCGATAGGCTTATCTGTATATATCCTCGGTTGTTTTGTTTTGTGGCTTTTATCCTCGGGCTGACAACTTGCCCCCGAGCGTTTACGCGCTCAAGACTTGCAACACGCCCCAAGCTGCTTACCTTATAAATCCCTTCATATCCCACAACATCTTTCCAAATTTCCATTATCGCACCTCCTGTACGCTCCAAGAACAACACAAAGAAAGAGCGGTGGAGTTCCGCTCTTGTTGTGTAGCTATCACTATTCTTTGTGCGCCCTGCTTAGTCCCTAAAATATTCACCGCCCATAGGCACCCAAATTGCATAACTCGAATTAAAAACAATTCCACAACCCAATAGCGGCCTAAATTTATCTTTCTTGTTGTATGCAAACGCATAAGCCCCTATATCAATTCCACAACCTACATTCATGCCGAACATTAGTCTTCTCTTGTTTGCAACGGGCCAAACCCCGGCGAACGAATGTCCGTGTCCCATAACGACACTCATCTGTTCATTTAATGCCGCTTGCTTCGCACCATATTGCCCGTTGTATGCCGACCCATGTATATATAAAACATCGTCAATAATTAAGAAGTTTTCGTACTCGTCGTAAATATTCCAACCTTTGGGAAGCCCATAAATATCTTTAAACCCCTTTATAATCTCGGAGTCTATCCCAAATTCTTCTGCCCTGTCTATGTATCTAGTATCATGGTTACCTAAAATTACATTAGCTTTAGGGAACGCCTCGCAATACTTGCTTATTCGCTCCCTTGCCATTTCTTTTTCTTGCTTTGGGTTCATGGCTAACGGCTTTTTAATAAAGCGACTATATGAGTAATGGTCGAACAAGTCCCCAACAAAAACCTTGCGTCCTACGCCAAATAATTTAAACGTGTCTTGTAAAAACCTTAAATAACTTGGATGGTCAAACGGAGCATGTATATCGCCAATCACGCCAACAGGTTTCGTGTTCTTCTCGGAGTGGTATCTGTCGCTATACCTCAACGCTCGCCTCACCTTTTCAAGCACTTGCGTTTCGCTTAATTCAGGGAAAAAAGGCTGCATTTGTTTTGCAAGCTCTGTCCATGAGAGTCCTTCATCAAACTTCATCCGCTCTGCTTCGCTTTGCCAGTCCAACCTTACACCTCCCTTGTTATGTTGCAACGCACCCCACCATGCTTATATTCCGCAACATACAAACCCGCCCAAAAGAAAAACCCGCCAGCGGTTTGCTAGCAGGTATATTCTTTCACGATATCAGTGTAACATAATTTATAGGGCGATTTGTGCCATTTTTGTGTCATTCTATAGATTAATTAATCCCATCTCTAACGCTATCCTACAAAGCACATTGTTTATTTTGCGATATGCTGTGCGCCTTGACACATTTGCTTTTATGCTAGCTCCCTCTATTGTGTATATCCTTCGCCAATAAACCAAATCAATTAACTGTTTGTCAGTTTCGTCACACCTGCTTAATGCTACTTCAACGGCCTTAATGCTGCGTTCCATAGATAGTATGTACGGGTTCGTTGCAAGTTTTATAGCCGTCTTTTCTGTTAGATTGCTCGTTGTCCCACTGCTACACCCCGCGGTTAGGGAATAATTGCTGGTTGTTGAAGGTATAAGGTCTTTTTTGTGTTGTTCTAGCTGTTTTTTATCCTCGTGGTAATGCTCAAGCTGCCATTCTACATAACCTTTAATTTTTGGATTAAGCGAAAAACGCCCCACTAGACCACCGCCTTATTCTTGTTCGCTAACTTCCTTTCTAGTAACAATCGTTTATAAACTCTCTCGGGTGATATGTTTGTCCCATCCAAACAACCAAAACAATCTTTTTTAAAAAAGTATTCCAATTCCCTAAAATTACAAACCCTGTTTTCTATCCTGTTGCCGCTGCACAAATCTCGCCAATCATCAACTGCTTGTCTTACTATTGCCAAAGCAAGGTTATTGAATGCTGTCCTTTCAACGGTGTCCACTATGTCTAATCACCCCACTTTTTATAAAGCTCTATCCAATCTTCCAACCTCATAATTACCAGCCAGTCACTATTATTCTTTCTATAAAAGACCGCTGGCATATCCCCTTTGCTATCACTTATAGCTTGTGCCATAGCGTCATACAAGCTTAGTCGTTCAGTTCTCTTAACTTCGATATGTACGCCAGGAAGGCCAACCACATCAGCATCACCATTTGCACCGCAGTATTGTACCGAACGGCGGGTATCGTATCCGTATTCACGAAGCTTTTTAGCAAGCTCACGTTCTCCAACCTTGCCCTTTTCTTTAGAATTAACCATTTTGGCCGCCGACCTCCCAACAATTTTCCACAATACCACCATGTTTTTTAATTACTGCATTCACTATCCCTACTGGCACACATCCATAAACTGTTTTCGTCCATTGTCCTTGACTTTCGGCATATTCATTTATTAGCGGTTCCTCTTGTGACGGAAAACCAATTTCAACTGTATCAAATTGTCCATCCATTAAATTTTTTCTTGGTGTGCAGTAATGTCCCCATGACGCCTGAACCGACATTTTAAAACCGTCGTTGCATTTAACTTGCGGTCTTATTTTAAGCAATCCACATTCAGTTATTTTGGTGGTGATTTTCAAAAACTCATTTATTTTCATTGTTTCTGCTCCCTCCTTAGTTAAAACTATTTTGTTAATTTATCCTCCACCAAAGCCCTCAACAGCAACAAATAATTAATGCTATCCCCAATCTTCTCATCCCACATATCAAGCGGGCATTCCCCACCTTGACACATATCGTAGACGCTAACTGTGTGTTTTGACATCATCCCAGCAAGGGCTTGAATTGGCGTTATACCTTGCAAGGTGGCTGCAATTTTAAAATTGTGTAGCCTGTCCTCTGTTGCATACTCTTTGGCCTTGTTTGTTAGAGTATCGGTACAATGTTGCAGCATGTTTTGGATGATAAAATTAAACTGCTCGGTTTTCATTGTCACCCTCCCTAATCTCAATCAATCCCCTCTTTAGCCAGTTATCCAAAACCACTTTGTAGCCAACAGGGCTAATCTTGCCCGTTCTTTTATCAACACATATCCAATCGCCAAACTTGTTTCTGTTAACAAAAGCATATTCTGTTTCTCTTAGACCTTTTGTTACTTCGGGCATATTAATTTCTGGGTTTTTAACGTAAATTGCCAATATTAACCCTCCTAAATTTATTAAATTCTTCGGCTTTATAAAATGGGCATCTATACCCTTCTGTACAATATGCCCTGTTTAAGGCATTACACTCGGTTATTTCTTTGCTTTTAACCGTTGCAAAACGGCATTGTATGTATCTGGTTTTTTGTTCCACTTCCATGTCTAGTTCCTTTAATATTTTTCTAACAGCTGCCTGTGTTAAGGCGGCCATCTGGCTATATACAAGCTTCTGTGCCATCATCCACCACCTTGTTTTTGTTATAAATTTGGTTGTAAACGGTTTGTTTATTGTTGACAATGGCACTATTAATTTGCTTCTTTGGTCTGTCTACTAATTCATCATTCCAGCGTTCACCGTTTAACCATGTTGTGGCATGAGGCAGTAGCTCCACCTCGTTTCTTTTTGCCCACCCTAAAAAGTTTTCAGCTCCTGTAATTATTTCTTTTTCACAAAAACCTTTTTTAACAAGTGTTAAATATTTTTCTTCTGCCTTTTTCTTGCCGACTTTTAGCGGATATACAGACCAAAATTTTTCAAAATCAGACGAACGTGCGTTTTCAGAACGCACAATATTATTATTAACTTCTTTTCCTTTAACTTCTTTTCTTTTATATTCCTTTAGCACGAATTCATCCGTGATTACTCCGTGATTATTCATTGATTGTTCATTGATTGTTCCATGATTACTCAATGATTGTTCAATGATGATAGGTTTAGCAGGGATATTGCTTTCTTGTGGCCTGTTTATTGTCTGCCATTTTTGCCAATTATCAAGTTGGTAATACTCGTTTTCGTTATGAGAATAAAGAGTAACGGACATTTTAGAGCTTATCTCTGATAAGGTTTTTTCAACATCGACCACTCTAATATTTTCATCATAAGGAAAAATTACCGACTTTAAATAAACTGGTTTTGCTCTCCCCCTGCCCTCATCATCAGCATTTGAAAACATACCAATAAACACTAATCTTGCTAAAATTGAGAGGCTGTTAAAATCTTCACTTTGCCATATGTTAGGGTCAATCATTCTTTTTCTTGCCATTTGCAAACCCCCTAAATCAAGGTATCTTCAACTGGTGGGAAGTCCTCTGCTCTTTGGTTGTCTTGTTTTTTTTCGCCTGTAAAGCTTACTTGCTCAACAACAACCTCTATCACACTTCTATTATTGCCCTCTTTATCCTCATACCTTCTACTTTGCAACCTTCCCATAACGGCAATCATGCTGCCTTTTTTAAAGTAATTTGCTATAAACTCGGCTCTCTTTTCCCAAGCCACACAAGGGATAAAGTCTGCACCCTCTTTATACTTGTCCACCGCTAAATTAAAGCCACAAACCGATTTGTTTGTTGTGGTTATTTTTAATTCTGGGTCTGATGTTAATCGCCCCATTAGAACCACATTATTTATTGCCATCTTTCCACGCTCCTAGTTTTAATTTTTTTACCAAATATTCATCAAGCTTGATGCCATAAACATGGTATTTTTCGTTAAATTCTTCTTTAGTCATTTGGTGTGCTTCGTTATGGTGTTTAGCACATAAGGCCATCGCCTCATAGCCAATATGGCTCATTTTGTTTCTACTGCCCCTCATGCCTATTCGGTCAACGTGATGTATTTGGGCTTTTCTCCCGCATATACAACACTTTTTATAAACCAGGCACAAATAAAGGTATCGGCTAATATCATCGGTCATGTTTAACAAGGTATCTTGACAAGGGATATCATGCTCTAAACAAAACTCAATCAAGAAGGATATAAACTGTGTAGCTTCCGACATGCTTGCATCTGCCAGGGAGAAATATTGAAAACCCGTCTTTGAAATATAATCATATTTCATTATTTCCTTTACTTCTTCTGGTAGATAACCAGTATATAATCCAATGTCTCTAAGTAGTGCATACGCCTTTTTCCTTTGGTCTACTGAAAGCGTCCGGCCATCCAGAAGGTTTATTTCGACCTCTGTAATGCCTTGTTTTTCTAGCAACCAATCATCTTCAAACGGGGCTTCGATTGTTAAATTATCGCCGTCATAGCCTATTATTTTGCCGTATATCATTTCTTCTGACAGGCTCTACAAAGCCCACGCCCATATTTTGATATGGAATATTTTTGTTCAGCCTCGGTTATCGGCTTACCACAATCAGAGCAAGTTAATTCTTTTTTGCTGTCTGGCGGCAATGCTTCTTTAGTTTCTGCCTTTGGTTTGTCGTATTTTGTTTTATCCTTATTCCAGTACACGTCAGCCCCAAACCCTAAAGCTTTACAAGCTACCGATATTGCATCGGTCAAGGCCATCTTGAAACATTCATCAGAACAATACAGGCCGTTTTTTTCGGATGCTACAAACATGCTGCCGCCAGTTCCAGGGATTGGCTCGCCCCATTCCTCGCCTTGCTTTATGTATAAATTAATATCCACAAAGGCTGCCATCTCACCAGTTCCGCTACCCTCAAGGTATTTGCTGGTAATTTCATATTTCCAACCAACCCCACAAACGCCAAATTGCTCTGTCAGCGTTGCTATTCGCCACATCGGGTTAATGTCTGTCATGCCCTTTAAACGACCGCCTTTTATCTCTTTTTGTGCGTCTTTTGGCACTTGTCTTACTTTGTTGTATAAAGCCAGATTGTCCATTTTCCACCTCCTTAACTTATTTTTAAACTAATTGTTTGCGTCAACTCTGCTCCTGGTACAACTTGTCCATTTTCAATAGCTTCTTTAATTGCTGTTTTACTAACCTGTCTTGTGGTATTAATAATAAAATAATTTTCTGGTATAATTTTTTCGTCCTTAACCAAAACCGAAACAGGATTTTTCTTAATCACTAAACTTAAAATTTTACCTTTTACTTTGCTAATATTTAATTTTTGCAACTCCGCCAAAAGATAATTTTTTAACCAATTTATTTTATTATTGATACTCCGCTCTTTCTTTTCCAAACGTTCCCTTTCAGCTTTAAAGCAATCTCTTTCGGCTTCAAGGCTTTTGATAAATTTTGCTATGTTCTCGGCTTTGGTATCAATCTTATCCTGTATATTGTCTAGTGCTTCTTGCATTATGCCCGTGTCATCCTCGAAGGTTTCAGCAATAGCTTTCATATCTTCGTATTGTTGTGCCATTTCGTATAAGCTAATCATTTTCACTACCTCCTACACCTAAAAAAAACATCATCCTTTGTTTCCGTTATTTGTTCTGTTTTCAAATAAACTCTCTCTGGTCAAAATCGTTTTCCCCCTCCCCCTTTAAAATTGATATCACGCATTCAAGGTCGGTTATTTTTTCCTCAAGGGTTAAAATAAATTCTCCCTGCTCGTCAAGCTCTGAATCTGCTTTCTTTATTTCATCTTTCAAGCTTTGTATTTCTTCGGCTTGTTTCTGTGCTTTTCCAATCCAATATTGATTTGCTCCCTCAAGCTCAACAAGCTTAATCGCTTGGCTAATAATTACCTCATCCTTGCTATTGTTAATCATTTTCGCTCCCTCCTATACCTAGAAAAACATCGTCTTTTGTTTCTGTTATTAAGGTTTTTCCTGCCTTTATACTTTCCAGCTCTCTAAAAGCGTTTTCAATCATTCCATATAGGGTAAAAAAACTTTCTCTTATTTCTTTGTCTTTTATGTAGTTTGTTACGACATCGTATATGTAGAAAAATAAATCTTTTGTATCTTTTGCCTGTTTACTGTCCACTATTTCACCACCCACACATCTAATTTTTGTACTCCAAATTGCAAGGCTTCTTCGTGACTTTCGCAAAGCAAATCAATTATTTTTCCTTCGTATCTCTCATTAATCCAGTCTGCTGTTTTGTCCTCAACTATTCGCTCGCCAATACCATCAATATAAATTGTTGTTCCCTTTGGCAGCTTGTCCCAATCACCACCAACCGTAACCCCTTCTGTTGGGATTGTGCCACTTGCTGTTCTCTGTGTGTACCCTGTTCCGCCTCGGCTTGCATGTTCAGCAGACCATTTACCGCAGCACTTTGGACATGTGCAATATCCCGTCACCGTGTATGTTCCTATGTACTCTAATTCTGGCTCTGCGTAAGGCTCTGTGTAGGGTTTTACTGGCTCTTGTATATTTGCTTTTATTGGCTCGTTATCAAAAACTATTGCACCGCAAAACCCCATTATTGCTAGTGAGGCAGTTATATAAATAATATTTCCCCAGTTTGGTTTTCTCAAAAAAGTAGCCTCCTTTCTAGTTGGCTTGTCCNCCTTAGCTGAATGTGGTAATATTTGGAAAAGGAGGTGAGTATATGAGAATAGAAGAACTTGAAAAAAATCTTAATAATGTAACCAGGCTATTTATACAAGAAATAGATTTAGTTTTCCCTGTTGAATCAACTACCCCAGCAACCGTTGGGGATTTGCACGAATTAGCAAAGCAGACTTTTTACATGGTCGATGCCGTTAACGAGGAATTAATTAAATATCTTAAGTCTTAATATTTTTCTCCCGCCGTCAGTTGCCGCTGGCGGCTTTTTTCATGTTTGTAATTTCTCTCTCTATTTTTCTTGCAAACTCTGGAAAATTTACTCTGCCCCAATCCCATAAGTTAACCTCTGTTTTTCTCTCAAGCTCATAAATTCTGTTTTCTAACTCTCTCAGTTTTCGGTTTGATATTATTATCATCTCTCCACCTCCTACTCTTTATTGGCTGGCTTGTCAGCTCGGCCAGTTCTATTTTTTAAACAGCTCTCTTATACTGCCAACCGTTTCCGGTTTTGTTCTCTTGCGTTCCATTTCTTGTTTGCGTAGTTCTATTTCCCTATTCATGCGGAATTTGGGAGATTTGCTCGCTACGCCAGAAATGCCATGCTTATGGCTTCCCATGCCTTTGTTGCCGCTTTTCATTTCTTGCCCCCTTATACCGCTTTTTGGCTGGTTCCTATACTGCTTTAAAGTGTGGGTTTTGGTTTTGTTTAAGCCTTTCTGCATAAGCTATAACATCCTTGGCAAACGCAACCCGACATTGCCCTGCTTTAAATGTTGGTATTAAGTATTCCATATCATAAAACGTAGCTTTACTTATGTTTAAATATCCTATAATTTCTTGAGTATTCCACAATGCTTTTGGGTCAAAACTTTTAGGGTATTGCCTGTTAGGATTTATCATTACTATTCCCCACCTCCTTTGCTATGTTTGGTTAAGCTTTGTGTGGTTTTGCCTTTTATGTTGGTAAACTTTAAGTATACCAATAGGGCAAAAAAATACCAGTTTTCTTTATTTATTTTATAATAAAGTCAGAACCTTGAAGGTAAAAAAATATCATTTACACTCACTTGATAGATTTTACATAACTGAATAACTCTATCAAAAGGCGGGGATGTTATGCCCTTCTCCCAGGAGATTAGTGTATTTTTAGAGATTTTTAACTCTTTTGTGATATCCGTTTGTTTCAAGTTTGCATTTACCCTTGCTGCCCTTAAACTTATTTTCACCCTTTTGTTCCCCCTTGTATCATTACTTATTATGTTTACCATAAGTTTACTATATGTGGAAAATAATGTCAATACCTAAAGTTAATTTTTTTAAAAAAAATCTTGCAAAAAGATAACTTATAGTATATATTTGTTATACAAGGAAGGAGGCAAAAAACATGACCATAGATTATAATAGAAATACATTTGCAAAAAATCTCATTTTTTATATGAAAAGGGCTGATATATCTTCGGTCGATTTATCACGGTTAATGAATGTTAGCAAGGCAGCAGTATCAGCATGGATAAATGGTAAAAAAGCTCCACGCTGGAACAAGATAGAAGAATTATCTAGGTTTTTTAACATTAGTATTTCGGATTTAATAGAAGAAAAAAGCGCACCCCAAAAACCTACTTGTGTTAAAATTCCTGTATTCGGCCGTGTTGCTGCCGGTGTTCCTATTGAAGCTATAACCGATATTATTGATTATGAAGAAATTAGTAAAACATTAGCCACAAAAGGAGAGTTTTTTGCTTTAAAAGTACAAGGAGACAGCATGTCCCCCTCAATAATTGATGGTGATGTTGCCATCATTAAAAAGCAGTCGGATTGTGAAAGTGGTGAACTCGCAATAGTTCTTATTAATGGAGAAGATTCTACCCTTAAAAGAATTAAAAAGCGGCCAGAGGGCATTATTTTAACGCCCAGCAATCCAGCTTATGAAAGCATGTTTTTTTCTAACGAAGATATTGAAAAATTGCCCGTAGTTATACTAGGAAAGGTTGTTGAAACGAGAAGAAGGTATTTATAAATAAACGGGGGTAAAAAAATGATTTGTCCAAAATGTGGTAGTAACAATGTGGTGGTTCAAGAGGTAACAGAAGTAAAAACAAAACGCAGGGGTTGTTTGGGATGGTTTTTTTGGATATTGTTGGCGATGTGTACACTTGGGTTAATTATTATCATTCCCCTTTTAACAAACAGTAAAATAAAATCAAAAACACATACCCAAGCCGTATGCCAAAATTGTGGCAATAGTTGGACTGTTAAATAACAAAAGCTTTCCCTGTATAATGTAATAGGGGCAAAATTAACAAAGGAGGTGAGAAAATGTCAAGCGTGTACAAATACACCCTAAAAGATGGTGCTGTTAGGTGGTATGTAAAATATCGTGCTCCCGAAGGTAATGAAATGGTATCAAAAACAAGACGTGGGTTTAATAGCCAGCGTGAAGCTAAGGCGTGGGCTAAGCGTGTTGATAACCAAATAAATGATGATTTATATATTGAAAAGTCAGACGAAACATTGTTGGAATTTATGTATAATTATCTTGATTTATATTGTGTTGGCCTTTCACCAAAAACAGTTGCAGGTTATAAAGCTATCACAAAAAAAATCAGCCTTTCCCTCCTTGGAAATAAGCCATTACAAAAAATAACTCCTGATGATATACAGTTATACATCAACGAATTATACAAAAGCGATGATAAAAACAAAAAAACCGTGTCAGCAAACACAGCATTACATTATTTAAGCTTCTTACAAACCGTTTTACAAAGAGCTGTAATTAATCAAAAAATATCAAAGAACCCTTGTGTTCTTGTGGAAAAACCGAAAAAACAAGCTTTTAAACACACGGTTTTAACAATTGACGAGCTTTATATTTTATTAACAGTGTCTAAAAAAACCCCTATTTATATTCCAGTGCTTCTTGCTGGCTGTATGGGTCTTAGAAGGGGGGAAATATTAGGGTTAAGGTGGCAAGATATTGATTTTAACAAAAACACCCTACAAGTAAACCAAACGAGAATTAAGGCTAACAAAAAAGAATATATAAAAGAAACAAAAACAGAAAAAAGCACTCGGCTTTTGTATATGCCGTCCTTTGTAGCTAATGAATTAAAAAAACACAAGGAAAATATTATTATAGATATATCCCACAACTTAGTGTGTAGTCTAACAACCGGGGAGCCCATTAGTATTGATACCTTTGAACAACGCTTTGAGCGGTTATTAAAAAAATCAAAGATTAATAAAAAATTACGTTTCCACGATTTACGCCACACTTCGGCATCTATTTTAACCGCCACCGGAGCAACGCCCAAGGAAGTTTCTGCCTATCTTGGCCACTCAAATATTGGAATTACTATGGATTTATACGCAGATGTTTTTGATAAATCAAAACAACAAACGGCAAAAAAATTAAACAAAGTTTTTAACACTCTATAATTTTTTTTAATATTTATGTTCTCACAGATGTTCTCACGGGGCTTTTTTAGACAAAAAATAAGCCTGCCAAAGTGATTAAGTTCAATACTTTAGCAGGCTTTTTATGTGGTGCGCTTGAAGGGACTCGAACCCCCGACCCACGGTTTAGGAAACCGTT